ACCATCAGGGAGCATAATGTTAATCATTGCTGTCCCGACCAATGCATTCATTGCACTGGTTTTGCCGGACTGTTTCTTTCCGGCGAATGCTAAAATTCTTGTCATTTATTCTTATTTACAGTTGTTGTATGGTCATTCATTCTTTGGATCGCCATTTTGTGATATTCTGGCGACATCTCGATTCCTATACATTTCCTACCTAAGCTTTTCGCAGCGACAGCCGTAGTTCCGCTACCGATACATGGGTCTAAGATAATATCACCTGGATTGGAACTAACGCCGACTAAGTATTCGAATAGCTTTAGAGGTTTTTCAGTAGGATGCACTTTAGAACGGCCACATGGAAATCTCCATACGACGCTCTTACAATGTTCGTTGAAGGTTGCCTTGGATTTCTTTCCGAAAACACAACATTCTATTGAAGAAAGCCAAATATACTGACCATTCATAGGGCTAGGGTTGGTCTTTTCCCACAAACAAAGCCTTGTGCTTAGACCGTGCTTAATTAAAAGCGAGCGTAATGAACTACATTGTTCCGTCGAGCAAAAAATGTAGATACTGCCGGCCGTGATACGAACCAGTTGCTCAACGAACGGTTCTAGGGGAAAGGTAAGAATGTCTGCCGCCCCTTTATCCAACTTACGCAGCCCATTTGACGGGCGAGTAACTTCGGCATATGGGATATCCGTCAATGTCATAGCGACGGAATTATCGGGAATCAACGGCAAGATACTTTGCTGGTCAGCACAAATAATCTTGTCGATGAAATCGTCTGGATATTGCATTAACTCCCAAGAATTTTATCGATGATTGGTTTGATTTGAAATGAAATTTGTTCTGCGGTCATATCTCCAATATCATGCCCTTCAAATTTAGGCACATAGAGACGTTGAACATGTCCTACGGTTTCTCGGAGCCTTTTGATTCCATATTGACCGGCTTCATCGTTGTCGAGTAGGGCGATAATGTGAAATGCTCCGGCACGCTCAAGGAGGATTGCCTGTTCGTCATTCAAATGGCAACCAAACATGGCGACAGAATAGGGAATTTCTGCCTCCTCCAGCCGCCATACATCGCCCGGCCCCTCGACCAAAATAGCAATCCCGTATTCCTTGATATATTTCTTAGCAAACCAAAAATTGTAAAGATAATTGGCCGCATGAAATCCTTCGCTATGAATCCATTTGATGGCCATCTTGGATTCTTGTTTGTTGGTCGGGCAATGAAAGGTTGGAGAATGGAAAAGTCTACACTTATCACATCTTGGGAATAGCGAACGCCCGGTGCATCCAACCATTTTTTGATACTCTTCATCATAGACCGGCACCACGACACGATTGCTCATTTGCTTGCCTTGTGTTAGACAGCATCCGACATCATAGCGATCGAGAATCGTGGCGTTATAATCACGGTTGATGTAGTATTGAGCCGGAATTCTAAGCATTTCCCGTACCTGTTCCCGGCCAATTCCGCTTTCCGTACTCGTTGTCTCCCGATTGGTTAAGTTGATCGTACTAACGAACGAAGCTAGCGACAGTTCCCGCTCGTCAACTTCGATCTTATTGAATTCCTTTCCCAAAAATTTACAAACGAAATCTACGGCTTGCCAAAAATTAATCTTCTTGTTGTCTCGACCTTGAGAGATTCCTTGAATAAATCCGAACAAGTGAGAACCGTATTTGTTATGACAGCCTTGCGTATAACAACGCCACCTACAGCACACATGCTCACCTACTGGAAATATATTCCATGCACTCGGATTATCTCCGCCGTGAACAGCACACGGGCCGCGTAGGTATTTTGGACCGGGGAAGTGAGTTATAGAGAGTTCGTCGAGCAATTCTTCAATTCTAACAGCAGCTAATTCAGTGATAATTTTCAAGCGAGCATTATTCAAACGGGATATCGCTGCCGTCGTCTTCGATCTCAAATCCGGTTTTGGGGTCATGCTTCCTCATTTGACTCCGTAAACCAAGTTCTTTCACTCTGGCAAAATTTCCTTCAAACAACATGTTGATATAATCGCCATCAGCTAATCCTCGGCCGTGGCGACAAGCAATCGGAATCAATTTGCGGTTTCCGCCGGCCTCTCCGTCATCGGCCTGTTCATCATCGCTCTTCGGCTTGAAGATCGAAAAATTAGAGCATAGCCAAATAATTCGGTCTGATCCGCTAGCCGAATCAGTAGATTCTTTGGTAATACCGTCGCGATTCAACTGAAGCATTGCGAGACATGGAACATCATATCGCACCACAAAATTATGCAAAGCAGTCATCATGAATCCTAATACTTGGAATTCTTGAAGTGCGTTTGAAATAGTCTCGGATGACATCAATTTAAGATAATCGAAAAGTATCAAACAATCTTTTGTCTTCCCGTTATCGTCTGTTCCGACTCGTTTGCTAATCCAGCGACGGATTGAGGATAGCGTCTCCTCGAAAGGTTGTCCTGCAATACTGGCATAATCGTATGGAATTGATTTAAGAAGTGTTGATGCACTTCGAATCTTAGCCTTGTTAGCAGCGAGCTTGGTATAGCCGCCAGTCTCAATATCATCTAATTCTATTCCAGTAAGATTGGCGAGTAATCGATTCCAATGATCTTGCTCAGACATTTCCGTATCCAAGTTTAAGACTGGAATTTGTAACTGTCTGGAAACATGTAAGCCAATATTATCGCACAACTGCGTTTTGCCCACCTTGGGTCTGGCTCCGATCAAATTAACGGTCTTGCGGCGAAATCCGCCGCCGATCGCTTTGTCGTAATACTTGTATCCAGAGGAAATTCCTATAATCTCTCTTGGGTTCTCTTCAAGATTGGTCAGATAATCATCTAGGCCAATAGCGATTTGGTGCGGGCCTTGCTGGTCGGCCGTCAAAGTACCGACGAAATCGAAAATAGGATTCTCGACGATACCCAACAAATGCTCCAGAGCCGAACCCCTCGGAGCATTAATTAATTGTTCTCGCACATCATCGTTAAGTGCCAAAAGCTGCTTTCTAATCTTCAGCTTTCGTAGTTCGGCCGCCATCTTGCGAACATTCTGCAACTTAACCGGCATGTTGCAAATTGCTCGCAAGGTTTGTTTGGCAGCGGGCTTTTCAATGATTTTGGTTAAACCAAGTTGTTCGGCTGCGACGAAAATGGTTGGTTGATCGATTTCAGGATTCTTTTCTTTCTCAAAAATACTCCGGAAACACTGGTAGAAAGCTTGATTGACTTCGTATCCAAAACAGTCGGCCGTAATCATATCAGCTACATCATAGTAAGCATCGGCACCATGTTGGAACACGCCAGCCAAAACAGCCGTCTCAGCCGCCGGATCAAGCAACTCATCCATTTCCATATTTTTCCTACCTTATCTTTTATCGACGAGAACAGCACCTATCGCACTTGAAGTAAGGCCGCGATCCGCCAATCGCGGGAGGCAATTCCGAAGCTTTCACATCTTGCGACCTATGACATGTTTCACAAACTACTGTGAAATATTTGATTCCTTCCCCTTGTCGTCTAGGCGTCACTTCGGGAACGCCCATCTTAGGGTTTTTTTTTATGCTCTCCCCAGCGACCAATCTTCCATCGTCAACAAACTTGTTTGTAAATTTCCGACCTTCCATACTTTCTTTACGGCCAGTAATTTTCTTTTCGCCGAGTGGACGAGAAATATAGGTATGCTCGGCGGCAGCAGTTATCGGTTTGCTCGATGTACCTTTAGGACGACCACGCTTTTTAGGTTCTTCGGCCGCTACGACTTCATCGACATTTCCTCCGGCCTCTTCCAACTTAACCGTCAAAGCGGCCACTAATGTTTTCAGAGCCTCTAGCTCCGAACTCACTGATTTTTTCGATTTGGTCGATCTCTTCTTTGCGGTCTTTTTCTTGACCACTTTCTTTTTAGCCATGTTGCCTTCGTTTTGTTTGTTGTAGCTCTTCTAATGCTCTTGCCATTTCACTTAAGCGATTTGCAAGGTAATTCAGTCGATCAAGTCTCAATTGTATTTGGACCTTGATGCATTCGAGCTTGTGTGCATAATGATTATTGGCGGGCGTCACCGCGACGGCTCGCCTTTCCTCATAGGAGTAACCGGGGCATTTCCCTACCGCTCCGGCGATTGCTTCCCTGATCTTTGATTCGCTCCAGTTCAAATGACTGGTTTCAATATTCAGACTGCGTTGGATATGGTAGGCACGTTGTTTAAGTAAATACGCACCCTCGCCACATTCTTCGGCACTAAGCTTCCTAAGCTGGTCTTTTTTTAGAGAAAGGAAAAATTCGGCTTCATCATTCTCTGGAGCGGGCGGCAGCCCAATTCCTTCCTCATACTTCCGGAGGACTTCCTCCAGTTTTGAAAGCTGACTCGATCCGCCGTCGCCACTCATTATTACCTTCCGTGTCTGGCAGAATGACCTGTTTTAGATTGTTGATGCTCGCCCACTCTGTTTTTTCTGAATCTCTCTTTTTCGAGGCTACAAATCCTTCTGCCGACCCATGAAAATAAGCGACAAACTCAAAATGCTGTTTGCCGTGGACTTCTATCATTAGCCGACGAAGAGGTAGAAAAAAATCACAGAACAACAATGTTCCTGGCAATGGCAACTCTTCCAATACTTGATCGAGCGGATAAATTTCCTTCAACAGTTCTCTGGCCCGCAGATGTCCGCTTGATCTAGGTCGGGCCGATTTGGAATTGTTGACATTGGATGAAAGATTCCAGTTATGCCATTTGCCTTTAAGGTCTTTAACTTTCATTGAACTACTCTGGCCATGGCGGAACTTTCAATAAGTAGGTTTTGTAGACATCTTCAAACAACTTCTTGAGATCGGTAGGATTATCTTCAAAATGCTTGCGTAGATTATCAATACCTTGCACCTTGATTTCGCCGGCCTCGCCTTGATAGGTATACCAAGTGCCAGACCTGTGAATGCAAGGTAGATTTGAAGCTTTCTCGACAATTTCTTTGATGTCGTCTACCCCGACGCCATAACGAATATAGCTCTCGCAAAGAGTGCCGGGGATGCCTCCAGTTGCCGAAGTAATCATCCTCCAGGTTACTTTCTGCCCAATTTTAACCACATTCTCGCCGCTACCGATCGTCCAGTCTTCGACTTTTGTAGCTCGAAACATTGTATCGCGGACATACTGAACCGCCCGGCCGCCGTCCTCCATTAAAGATGGACCGTAGCCGCTCGTATTAGCGATCAGATGTTGAATCAACCAAATAATACAATTATTAACTCTGACCGGACCAGACATTTTCCGACAAAATTGAGCTAGCAGTTTCGCCCCAGAATTGCGGGTTGTAGCACTATTCTCGTCGGTCATTTCTTTGGCAGAACATAATGCAGAAGTTGAATCCAGAATGCAAAGGCAGTTTGGATGTGTCTTAACGCAACGTTCTACGAGTGCAAGATTCTCTTCGGCTGACAGAATTTTTCCTTTCACCGATGAAATCCTCTTAAAGAGCTTGAAGTTCAGCCCTTTAATCCCCCGCAAGTTCATTTCCTTCAATCGGTGTTCGAAATCAAAATAGTAGACAAAACGACCGCCATATTCTGGCCGTTGGCATTTAGCTGCGAACGTCAATGCCGTTACAGTTTTTCCGCATTTTTCCGGACCAGATGATATGACCCAGGAGCCTTCTGGAATACCGCCTCTCGCCCCGATATCCAATGACGGACTAATCGAAATGATTTGAGGAGGATGTTCCAAAAACTCATCGGCAGATTGGACGATTCCATCACCGAATTCAGAATTAATTTCTTTGTCTAATTGCTCTGCCAGCTTTATATTCTCATCGTCGTGAGAACTAGTCTTCTTTTTCGCCATCAATACCCTTTAACTTCTTGAAGATACCTCCTCCGTTACCAGTGGTCGGACGAGGTTGAATCTTCGTGGCGGCATCAGAAACTTTAGGAGCCTCAACCTTTTTTAAGGCGGCCTCCTGAAGCCGTATCTTTCGAACTTCAGCATCGATGAGCGGCAATAGATGTGGAGCACGCAAAGAATAGATACGAGCGGCCTTGGAATGGTTCAGAGCAGCTATAATAGCCTTGGCCGGATACTTTTTCAACAATTGGTTGGCAACCCGAACTTGCTGTACAAAATAGTCATGCCACTCCGGCAACTTCCAAAACTCACGCATTAAATCCATCTTCGATTGTTTTGCACTTTTTTCTGCGACCAACTCGGTAATGTATTGAGCCGGCGTTACAAAGGAATCGGTATACCTAGATTGATACCGACTCGCTACGGTTCGTTTTTTTGCCATAATTGACGATCAATGAAGTCTCGGCATCTGCGATAGAGCGTGAAGAATGGTAGACAGGAATTAGCTCGGGGACTCTCCAATTAGTAATTTCGACCTTATCATTTACAAGTCTGCCGGTGACAAATTGAAACATTGGAGGATTGCCCATGATGATGGCTGCCGCTTTGCAATAAAAGTATCCATCGGCTGGCTCGATTTCTTCCTCATGCGACCGGAACACCAATTTCATACGAACAATAGATAATGAATTATCGGCGACATATTGTTTCAGCCGTTGCCAAGCACTAGCGGGCGAAATTCCAGGTCGTTCGTCGTCTTGATAAACAGATTCTCCATTGTCTAACTCGACGACCCAAATAGTATTCATATCCTTGAAATCGGCAATGAATTGGTCGATATGCTTGCTGATATTATTCATGGGGACGAGCTTTAGCAATATGCTTGGCATGTGCTGGATTTGGACCCCTATGTCCCTTGCGAGCATCATCAACAATTTCGCTAGCTGCCTCCGTCATAATAGCCACGCCCTTTTTTCCTCTACCGGTTTTGTTAATAATCGTGCTACGTAGAGTGGGAACGGAAGGCGGAGTAGGCTTCGTCAAGTCATCAATTTTGGTCTGCAAAGTTTCAATTTGTTGATGCAAGGCAAGAATCTGATCTGCATAGTCCTGCATCAATTTACTGATTTTTGAAGGTCTCCCAACCTTTTTTTTCGTCTGAAGTTTTCCATTATTGTCAATTGTGAGTCTTGTTTTTGCCGTTTTCTTTGTTTTAGCCATTGATTATTTCCCTTTGTGCATTCGTAAGCCACGATGCATTCTTCGTGGTAAGAAACTTCAAATAATATTCGAAGCCTTTTTGATTAATTTTTGTAAACGATACTTCTGCCGTACCACGCGTTCCATCAGTGGCGAACTGCCTCCCTTGTGCATAAAGCCCCCACGGATTGAAGATTTGTCCGTGTCTATCTCGCTTCACAAAGTATTTAACGCCGCCTCTATGCATGGTAATTTTTTTCGCATAAGCTTTCACATCATCGATCGGTACTGTTTTTCCGCCGAGCGTGTAGCCTATTTCGCTGTCATTTTCCTCTGGCGATTCTATTTCTGTCATATTTTTTGTCGCTCGCTATCACTTCGATACAAACCTTATCAGTCCAATCCGTATTGACGAGAAGAGTATATTCAGATGGTCCAATATGGATTCCTCCGCATACTTCCTTGACAAAACTATGGTCTCCGCAATTTGGACAAACAATTGGAGCTATCTTTAGCTTTGTTGTTTCACTAGGTCGAGTGATCCATATACAGGCCAATGGCATTTGACAAGCCGAGCATGAAATTTCTATCTCGCCGCCGTCTGATAATCTTTGGCTATCCATGCTGCACACGATCGATAAACTCGTTCAATTTTTTCTTGGCATCCTCAAGAGTTTCAGCATCTATCGTGTGAGTATTTTTCTGAGCATGTTTTGGTGAACCCTGATTTTCTCCGGTCGGCAAGACTTCTTGAATCTCCGATGTAATATAAATCAGGACACGATGAGACTTCTCGCCATGCTGCATTACTTTTTTCCTTTGAGAATGTAATCCTTTTTTTGTTGCGGAGTCAGTTTATTCAAAGCCGTATTCGGTCTTTTCGTGCCTTTTCTCCACCACGGGGCATCTTTTGGTCGTTCTATTCGTTCCCCGACTGGCGGCGGCGTATTACGTGCCTTTTTTTCGGCCTGTGCGGCTACCTTTGCTT